GCTCCTATTGGCACAGAAGCGCCGCCTGTACCACCGGATCCAACGGTAACTGCAACGCTAGATCCTAATTGAGCAATGGGAAACCACGCCTCAACATAAGCGCCGCCACCGCCGCCACCGCCGGGTGAAGGGAATGCAGCTCCATTGTAGCCACCGCTACCGCCGCCACCACCGGCACCACAGACAATCACTTTTGCGGAAATAGCACCGAAAGATGGCGTGTAGGTTCCGCTACTAAGGAAAGCTGTCACTAACGTATTGACAAGCGATTTCGTCCAACTGGTGCCGTTCCAAGCGTACAGACCACCGTCCGTGGTATAGGCCAACATACCGATCGGCTCGGCTAGCATTTGAGTTGCTGTTGGCAGAGTCGCAACAGTGAACGCGCTGCCTGTTTGTTGACTGCGCTTTACGGGTAAATCATATGACATCGCGTTTTCCTTACAAAGACGCGCTAAACAGGATTATCGGTCAGTCCCAAAGGACATTCCAGCCACCCGGTGTACCGCTAGTCACAACGACTAGAGATCCGGTGAAACGCACGCCAGTACCGCCTGGACCGGGTACGCCTTGAAAGCCAACCGCCGCCGCTGTGATCTGAGCTGTCAGGTTGTTGGTTGTGGTGGTCGTGCCAGTCACGTTAATGTCGTATGGCGTTGCCGTCCAAGTAGTGCCAACGGCTATACAATTCAACCCGTAATACACACCGCCAGTCGTCTTTAGCGTGGTCGTGCCGGTCGTGTTGACATAGGTATAATTAGCGCAACCGGGGCTATAAATGATTCCTGAGCCGGGATCAATATTGCATACGGCTAGTGGTGCCGAATTGCCGGGACAAACTGGTGTCATAGCCATGCTTAAATCCTGTCGAGCATATTGTTACGCTCGATAAACCCACCTACGTCGTCGTAAAACGGGTCATTGTGTTCGCGTGTGTATTCGTCATCCGTCTGCAACAGTTTCTTCTTTGAGAAACCTTTACGCAAACTGTCAGCCGTGACTTCGTTGTTGGTCAGATCACCGGCATTTCGGCCTTGAGCCATGTTGCCGTTAATCGACATATTGAACACGCGCTGATCGGTCATTTCCTGATCTTCCATATCAGTGCCTGGTGGCAAGCTATTGAAGAACACAGCATTGTTTACAAACTTGCTGTCTCGGTCACCACCGGGCAGGCCTTCCCGACCCGGTGTACCTTTCTTTACTCTCGCAGATTTATCGGACACCCATACATTGTCCTCGGGGACATCCTTGTAATTAACTTGGAATTTCTCTTGGACAATCTTACCCATGGGTGTCTCCTAAACCTTAAACCCAGCCGTCGCCGGAATAGCCAAGGCCGCCCTTGTACTCGTGCAATTCCATCTTACGGATGTCAGCGTTTTCCTGATCCTCGATGTCGGTGCCGGGTGGAAGGCTGTTGTAGTTGGCATTGACGCCAAACTCCAAACCCTTCTTGACCAAGTAGCCACTATCCTTAACGCCGACTAGTTCGTTATTGACGGTCTTTGACGAATCCGGCAACACGTTATAGTCAGCCACCATGTCGCCCTTCATCTCATGGCGCTTCTGCGCCCGAGCATTGACGGACTTGATGACATCACGGGCGTCAGGAGCGTCACCGCCATAAACGGCTGTTGCCAGACCGTCCTTAGCAGCTTGTGGCGTCTCCGTTTCCATGCCCTTTATCTTTAACTCAGCCATAAATTACTCCTTAAGCAATCACGTTAGCGAGTGGTTGCACTTGGAAGTCGATGTTTATCAAGTTAACAGCCGACGCATCGGTACCGTTAACAACATAAATCTGATCGCCTTGGTTAATTGCCAGGCCGTTCAATCCTGCCGTGCCGGTGTTGGTGTTCAGAGCGACCTGAGCATACGCGCCGACGCCGCCGGTGGCGGTTCCGTTCGTGTAGTACTGGTCGATGTAGAACGGGCCAACAGTCGATGTCGACAGCGATGGAGCCGCACCTGCCGCAGCCGTATTGGTGATGCGAATCAGCGAAAGCTGAGTAGCAGCAACATGGACGGTCGCGCTGTTGGTACCACCGTTGTAGTACTGCGTAGCGGTGTAGGTAGATGTACCAGCCGTCGTTGTGTAGGCATTAAGCCCGAACAACAACAGGTTGGCGTGGGCTACAAACTTCGTGGATACGCCGCCTGAACCGGCAGTCATGATTCCAGTGAAGTTACCGCGAGCGACATACGCAGCGTTGTCGTAGGCGGCATTCTTAAGTACAGAAGTCAGTGACATAGCATTAGCTCCTTAAGCTTGCGAGTCCCACTTGACGATGCGAGTATTCACCGCAAGCGTGTGGACAATTCCAAAACCGCCAAGGTAATACCAGGCGATACCCTTTGACCGACCGTAGTCAGTTGGGATCTTACCGCGCATTTCCTCTGGCACCGCAATGGCCTCAGCAACCGTGTCATTACCAAAGAAGAAGATCCAGTCAGATTGACTGTTAGTCCATGTGGTCTGAGTCACGCCGTCTGTGCCGGTACCCTTCGCAATGTTGGTCTGCTCGATGTAGCGGACGTTCTCATAGCGACCGATTTCACCATTCATAATCAGGTTAAAACCTGTGTCTGAATACTGGTGAATTGTCTCAAGGTTATTCTTGAAGGTACGGAGCGTCGTTGGCCATGCAATCGCGTAATAGTCGTCAGCGATATACGCTGGGATATTGCGCTCTTTCATCTGGTCAACAATCGACTTAGCGTGACCGTTGTTATACGCAATCGAGTTGGTGCCAGTTACCGTGCCGTTGGTGTACAAAGTAACAGCCGACGTATTCGTACCGCCGGTTGGAATCGCACGCAGAAGCGTCTGGTTGAACTGCGCCCAAGCAAGGCGGTCAAATGACTTAACGGCGTCATTCTTCATGGCCTTCTTGATGATGTCCTCAACTGGGAACTTGGACAGATTGTCCAACTTGCCCGAGTAAGGCACCGAGTTGCCGGCTTCAGTGATCGTCAGGGTGCCCTGGGTGATCGTGATGTTTGTCTCAGGCATGGTGTTGGTTTCAATAAGAACCGCACCAGCCGTTGCAACGTCAGAAACAACGTCCCAAGTGAAGGAATCGCCCTTTTTCTTGCCCTGCTGTGAAATATCGTGAACGTCAGCAAACTGACGGAATTTGACCAAAGGCTGCACAGTCATACGCAGCACGTTGGAAAGTTGGCGGCTATACAAGTAGCCACCGAGGCTGTTTACAGCCCAGACTTGACCTGCCATGTGGTTATCTCCAAAAGATCAATGTTGTACGGATCGAGCTTGGCCCCGAGATTTAGCCATCATTGCTATAACGCTCTCAGGACTATCGTCAGACTCCTCAGTAGCTCCGGTGTTTTGACGCGCTGCGCCAGAAGGAACCGATGCCATTTGAGCCTTGCGTGCCGCCTTGTCTACCTTCGGAGTACCTGCTCGCTGCCCATTCCAACCCCTAATCTCGTCCCCGACTCGCTTTAAGCGATCCATGTACGCTGTGTTTGGCTCCAGTTGGGCTAACTCAGCATCACGGTCTAGGACTAGCTTCTTCAGGTTAGGATCGGCCAGCAGCTCCTTGTACTCGTTGTTAAACCATTCAGCCGCACGCTGAAACGACAGACGCTCGTCGACAACTCTCGCCACGGCGTCCGGTGTTACCTCGGATGGCCGCGACTTGATCTTGCGGATTGCCTGTACCGCCTCATCTTCACTGCCCATTTGTATTGCCCGGGCTAAGGCCAAATCATCTTCGTCTAACTGCCTTGGCTCGTCCTGCGTGGATAGAGCCAACTTAGTTGCATTTTTAACAGATTCGGAAGCGTGTCGCAAGTATTCGTCAGCGGACTCCACTTTTTGAGCGCGTTGCACCAATTCCTCGTAGGACAGCTCAATCTCTTTGCCGTTGACCTTAATCTTGTGCTTAGGGTGCTCAGGCTCGGCCTGCTGCGTCACCGTGCCGTCATCTTCATCTTCACGGTCATCGTTCACCGGCCGACCACCATCGATGTCATCCATGTCAGCCGATCGGAACTCATCTGCCGAGTCAGCAATCATGTTACGGCGGTTCAGCCGTTCGTTGTTCTGCCTGGCCAAAAGGTCTAGTGCTGTGTTGCTGGTGTTCTCGTCGCTCATTCTACGTCTCCCTTAATTTGTTCCATAGCGGCATGGCCGCTTGCTATTGCATCGCCTAACCACTGCTGGATCTTGCCAGCCACCCACGCCTGATTCTGAAGCTCTTGGATCCTACGTTTGCGCC